GCAATCCCTAACTGTTTACTATATAGGGAACCTTCCAGGGCATGAATATTATTTATATTCTTTAACTTATGTTTAGAGATCTTAAACAAGAAATCTGAAATTGGTTGAACCTTAGGAAGATCTTCGTTCTTTAGAAAGTGCTCAGTCAGCAGGTGCATGTCCGTACCACGACTTGTGGCAGCTTTAGTAACACGATCTGCTTCTTCGTTTCCTACTTTCTTACGCCACTTCTCAAAAATGTGCTTATTAAAATGACTGGTCACCGAAGTGATGGAGACCAGTCTGAGAAGTTCTTCTTCATCGGGAACAGAATAAAATCTGACCCCATCAATAGTCTCCCTCTGAAGTTGAGGGAGATCAACATCAACATGATTAAACATTAGAAACCTGATTCCATTTTTGCTGTAAGATACTCTTTGACAAGACCAGAACGAACGATATCATCAATCCCAAATTCAATTATATCAAATGACTCCATTTTACGCAATACGTTCATAAAGTCAACAATACCATTTCTTTCATTTGCTTTATTCAAATCAGACTGACGTGCATCACCACAAAAACAAATGCGTGTATTTTCACCAACACGAGTGATAATACTATCAAGTTCGTGAAAGTTTAAGTTCTGGAACTCATCGACAATCACAATCGCATTATCAAGTGTAGTTCCACGCAGGAAGGATGTAGACCAGAACTTGATTGATTCTTGTGCCTTAAGATTACCGTAGAGCATCTCAAAATCCGCATCACTAGGCATCTGGAACATGTACTTCACCATATTCTTATAAGGAATCTGGTAAATATCTGCCTTATCCTCATGAGATCCAGGTAGGAAACCAATCTCTCTGGTTGCTACAAGAGAACGAACAAGATAGATGCGTTCATATGGAGTGTTTTCATCTAAAACATCTCTTAGTGCATTGAATAGTGTGATAAAGGTTTTACCAGTACCAGCACATCCATAAGCAACTAGATGTTTTCCTTCTTTATAAGAATCAAATAATTGTTTTTGATTGTCTGTAAGTGGATCAATCTCCACCAAGTATCCAGAACTCAGTGGTTTCTTTCGTTTCATCTGCTTTGTAGTGAGACCAACTCCAATGGGTTGCTCAACTGCAGATGCTCTTTTTCTTCTTGCCATTACTTAATCTTCAAATTACGTGCTCCTGGTGCCTGAGATGCTTTTCCAAGCACATCATTCCATCCTGGATTTCTAGCAACTAGTTTATTCTGCCAGTCACCAACTTCTCCCACTCCTGGGCAAGTGGTAGGATCTGAGTAATCTCTTGTCCAGTCAGGATTATCCTCTTTCCACTGATCCCAGTCATGAACACTCATTTTTACATCTTTAGTTTCACCAGTTTTTGTATTAACTACAGGATATGTTGCCATTGTTAAAAGTCCAAGATAATTTATTTAGACCCACTCAAGGGCTTCTGCACAGGTAGGGAACTGCTCAATGAAAATCTTCTTACAACCCTCTGCAAGGTCCATATGCTCCTTCTGAGTGCCATTAGCAGTTCTCAGATTGATATAATGGATCCATGACCTGCAAGATCCAGACATATAGATTCTGGTGGGTGTGGCGAGGGGAAGCACAAAACGAGCACACTCCTTTGCGATTCCAGAATCAAGCATAGATTGATACAAGACCATTGCTTCGTCAAAGTGCCGACGAACCTTGATTTCAAACTCTTGCTTCACGAACGGGTCAACGTCATCAATAGAGTTTTGACGATTCTTAGTGTCTTGACGACGAAGGTCAAACATAGGAACTTGGTCTGCCAACATGGAACTATCAGCATACCGTTGTGAAAATTCTTGATATGTGAACGAACGGTGGCGCAGCACTTGAGCTGCCACACCTCTAGTAGTCTCCAGTTCCAGAGTCATGAATGATTGCTCAAACACAGACCAGTGGTTGTGCTTAATGCAGTAACCCAACAACTTCGCATAGTTGGGATTTTCCTGATTATTGGGGTTCGACACACGAGCAACGTATGCCATCATCTTCTCCGCATCGGGAGTGACACTGATCAATTTTACACTCATTTACCAAATCCTTTAGAATTTTCTTTTTCGTACTCAGCAACTTGCTGCTTTACCGTGTTGAGATAGTTCTTCATCTCTTTAATATTTTCCTGAGAATAGAGATGATCTTGCTTGATTAGACGTTCAAGCAACTTTATAAGTTCTTTCGTTTTTTTAATCGGGGTATCCATCGTCATCATTAAATACTTCGTCGTAGTCGAATCTTTGCATTACTGCACGGTCAAACCTTTCTGGTGTTTTGTATGCATCTACGTCAGAATACACTTCTGCTTTTAGGGAATCAACAAGCAGTTCAAGGTTTCGGACGATGAGTTTTAGTCTTTCTTTCTCCATAATACTGTGTTGTTTAACCACATTATAACATAAAAAAGAGGGGATGAAACCCCTCTGTGATTATTTGGAAAGAACTTTAATCTCTCCGTATATCAGTGATAGAAATGCTACAGAACTTAGGGATACGATCCCTGCAATTTGTAGTGCTTCCATATCACTTTACATAAGTGCGACCACGATAGCAGAAAGTGCCGTGAGACTCTTCTGCTGTTTGATGAACTTCACACTTTACACCACGATATGCGGTGTGAGTGATCTGTGCATCGTGAATAGCAGATGCTTTGGTGATCTGCTTCTTGATGAGTTGTAAGGTGTTCATTTGTCTTACTCCTGAAATACTAGGGATTTTTAGCCCCGTTCCTTCAGTCGTTTGCGTCCCAATAACACTCAGGTTCGGTTGCTTCCCTTACGGTCTCAACCAACTCAATCTTTACCTTAGGTGGTAAAGATTCGTGTCTATCGATTCTGAGCATAATTGCATCAGAATCTTGACAATTGAGTGTAGCGTATAGAAGTAAATCTATCATGGGATGAACGCTCCGTTCCGCGACTTACTTGCGTCCCACAGAGTGGGATGAACGACAGATCTATTATAGACCTTCTTTAGTATATAGTCAAGCACTATTATATTTTATAATACAATCTGAAAAAACCTTACGGACCAAAAATTTTCTGGAAAATTTTTTCGCCCAATTTTGGAATCACTTCTTCTTTTTGGTTTCGGGTGGTTTTACACCGTATAACTTGGGATTGATTCTACCCTCAGTCTGATTCATGGTCACGAAACCTTTTTTATACCTATCATAGTAGTGATCAAAGATTTCGGATTGCTTTGCTGCTGCCGCAATATCATACGAACTAGGAGCACCTTCATCCACTTTATATTCGATTAAAAATGAATTGTTGGGCAGTTCACGATCATCTGCTCTTTCTGGATCGCAATTTTCAAACAGAATTTTCATAAGATTCAAGACCGACCTCCCCATACCATATCCGGATATGCTTCAGAAATAAGTTCTTTAGTAATCTTATACCTATCAGAAAGTTTCTTATCTTTGACTAAACAAATAATTTCTGCTTCCAGTGGGTGAAGTCCTTCAAGAATATTGATAAACATTGTCTCCCGACGGATGTTGTTTAATCCGTTATTACCACCCTTTACGAAGTGATAAAAGTTTTTGTACTCTCTACGGATAGTGGTGTGACCTTGCTTGTCACTGCTACCCATAGAAAATGATCCCGTGTTATGCATCTTACGAACTTCTTCACTAATTTTAGTGGTCAAAGTTCCACTTGAAGTAGTTTGCTCTTCATATCCAGAGTATGGAACCTCACCCTCAGGTAACATTGAGATCACAGAATCATCAAAATTCCAAATAAACAAAACTTTCAGAGAAACATGTTCATATTTGCGTAGAACTTCAATCTTCTTAGCTTTGCTTCTCTGCTTAGATACAAGATCCAAAACCTCAAATGCAAACGGATTGTTTGGTAGGTTTGGAATGGGAGAAGATTTACTCTTCGTCGGGGCTTTCTTCGTTGTCGTCATAATAGTTTTCAAAATTGAATGCGATTACTTCATCGGGAATAAGATTTCCCTGCTCATCAAACATTTCGGGATGAGGTCTTGGCACTTCCCGATAATTCATCATATACTCTCTAGCAGTCCAACCAACCACTGTACCCAGGATCAAAAACAAAATGGTCAGGAATGATCCAAAAACTAAACTAGCTGCTAACATTGCTCTTACTCCCGGAGACTACTATTTTTCTTGTTTTTATAGAAAACTCGAAATAAATGGTAACCTCCCGTCTTAGAAAGCAAACCATCTTTTCGAAGATGATATGAAATGGTTGAACCTGCTTTCTTTTACCTCCATTAAGTAAAAAATCAATACCACGATTTACGTGATCTTCATTTTTATTTATGTCAAGATTTGATGACTTGTCGTTCTCTGAGGAATTTAATTGTGTCAACACAGCCTCCTAATTTTTTATCATCACATACTACTTGAGGGAAGGTAGATCCTTTGCCAAACTTAGCATAAAATTCTTCCCGTGTAAAATCTTCCTCAAGAGTATAAGATTCAAACTCTGTACCAGTCATTTCTAGCACTTGTTTTACCTTATAGCAATAAGGACAATTGTTTTTTGAATATACAATAAAGTTCATAGAATTACTTTTTTACTACAAAATAGTTACCAATTACAAGATAATCCAAATCGATGTTCTTAAAGGTTTTGATAGCATCTTTTGGAGTTTCTACGATTGGTTGACCATTATCATTGAAAGATGTATTCAGAAGGACAGGACATTTGGTCTCTTCATTATACTTTTGTAGAAGTGTAGTGACTTCGGGATGCAATTCTTTATTCACAGTTTGAATTCTACAAGAGAAATCTTTGTGTGTGATTGCACCAAGTTTCTTTCTTTGATGTGGTCTTACAACCAGAGAGTATAACATATAATCGTTTGGATATGTGTCCATAAAGTACTCTTCTTGATATTCCTCAAGCATGATACCTGCAAAAGGACGCCATTCCTCTCTGTGTTTAATGCGAGTATTTATTGTTTCCTTATTTTCCTTTGGTGTTGGATTCATCAAAATAGAACGAGAACCCAATGCTCTTGGTCCAAACTCTGAACGATTTTGAAACCATCCAACAATCTTATTGTCGGCAAGAACTTTCACTGTCTCATCACATAGTTCCTCAAAGTTATCAAACTTCTTATAGTCTGTTCCTTCAAGTGCTTCCTCAATCTCTTCATCACTATAAGTGCGTCCGAGAAGTGAGATGTTATGCGGAAGAGTTACCTTTTCTTTTGCCTTGAATACACCATAACATGCCGCACCGAATGAGAGTCCTGTATCATCAGGAAATGGTGGGATGTGCATATTCTCAGCAATACCTTTCTTACGAATTACAGAGTTGGCAAGGATATTAAGGAAGACTCCACCAGCAAGGCAAAGATTATCTTCAATGTACCCCTCTTCTTTAAGTTGCTCCATCCACTCAAGCATTGCATTTTCAAAGTTATACTGAAGTTGCTTTGCTTTATTTTCAGCAGAAAGGCTGCCATAGTTAAAGTCACGTCCAGGTAAAGACTCCAGTGCTACTTGAGGAATCCCCTCAAAGTGAAGTCTCCAATCTTTCTCAAATTCCTTTATGTTTCCATAAGCAGAAAGACCCATTACCTTACCACAGAAAGTTTCACGATACTTTGGATCAGTAATATTAATATTCTTCTGAACCATCTGACAATAAATGTTGTGTGCCCACATCCAATAATAATTTCCAAGATTATTAGTCATTGGAATACCAGCATGATACCTGAAGATACCTTTCTCTTTATTAAAATATCCAAATGAATGGTTCTCACAAGCAAAAATTTGTCCGGCAGTATCGAACAAAATAGATCCAGCATTATCTAATGTAATGAAAGATCCTTCGTTATGATCACAAGAGAATACGGAAGAGTATGCATGGCACATATGATGCGATACAATCTCTACCTTTGCTTTTGGAAAATATCTTTTGACTTTCTTCTCAACAGTTTTGTTGATGTAATTCTTATAGAAATTTTGATTAGCCATCGATGGAATAATGACTACATCAATATCTTCTTTAGAAAGATTGCTTGCTGATAAACAATATTCTATTGACTTTCGTGGAAAGTTCCCATCATACTTAATACCACTGAGTCTTTCCTCACTGATACTTGCAATATGATTTCCATCAGAAAAGAGAGTCACACTAGCACCGTGTGTCCAACTCTCTTCTGCTTGCTGACGAAGTTTTGGATTATCAGAAATTAAAACATTCCAACCAATCGCACCATAAAGTCCAATTACATTCATCCGACTGCTTCTATAATTTTATCAAAGTCAAAAATCTCTTCATCCTCATCTACATAAGGATACTCTGCTTCTACACCAGTGAAATCAAAGTCAAACAAATAACTATTTGGAAGTTTGAAGTTTGCTGGTTTGATTGCCTGAACATTGGTGTGCATATCCCATCCAAAGACCTTTGGACTAGTACCATTCCACAATACCACAGAAGGAAGTTTGAGTGCTGCCGCAGCGTGTTGTAGACAACTATCAATAAGAATCCTCTTATCACTATTAAGTAGTGTGCTCACCAATTCCATATTAGACATAGGATCTTGAATCACCTCTACACCATCCAGTGCCTCACTGGATGCCTTTTTGACCTGAAAGATATGATAATAATCAGAATAGTGGTCAACGAGTCTCTGTGCCAGTGCTACAGGCATATCTCGTGCCCACAGATAAGGTCTCTGCTCTTGATATAATCCACCATTAGTCTGAAGAAGCATGATGGGTTTGCCATTAGCACGACCAGTCCAAAATTCCTTTGCAATCTTTTTCTGCAAAGGATTGAACTTGATCTCAGGCATTTCACCACGATATTCCAACCCATACATCTTAGCCCAAGTCTGAACCAGAGGAAGTTTTTTGTGAATATGATCTGTGGTGAAGTATGGTTCGTTTGCAAATAACAGAGAGTCTTGATTCTCCACGTAAGTTTGATAAAAGTAACTGGTATTACCCAATTGATACACTCTATCTACAAATGGAAGATTCTGAAAGATCTCTGTCCAAACACCAACAACAATAAGTTGTCTACCTGGATGATTGTTTTTGATACACTTGGCTACTGCTGTTGCGGCAACATGTTTTCCAAACCCACCTTGAACATGAAATATAGAATACTTAGTTTTTGCCATAAAATTACCAAGGAAGTGCCTTATCTACTGTAGCAGGTGCGGGGGGAGTGAGAACAGAGTTAATCCATGCAGTATGACTTTCTTGAGCACTGGTTTCTGCATCCGTAAGTTCAGAACCTAACCAATCCTCTACAACTGCTGCAGTCAAGCTTCCGAATGCAACCCATCCTTCCGAAGAAGATGATCTATCATCAGTTCCAAGGTCAAATGTTTGATTAGAAGTAATGGTTGTTTCCTCTTGATTAGAGTCATCATAAGAAGTAAACTCAACTTCTACTTTACATACAACGTCAGTATCCCCTGAATTCAGAACCTCAAGATTTGTGATGGTTCTAGAATATTGAATTGCCATTGTTAATTATTGTCCATAACTTTTTTATTTAGAGGTCCAGAACTCTAGTGATTGTTTGTTCTGTTTATAAAGATTGAGGATCTTTTTTGGCAAAACAGATTCTGGAGAACTAGAAGTTTTTCCTAGTTTAGAATGAACTTCGTGCATATCACCAAGTCCGTAAGTGTTTAGATCATTCTCCCTATGAGGATTGGAGAGATCATCAAATGTGTGTTCATAATATTCTTCTCCCAAGAAGTCATAGATGTCTTCCATAACTTGTTCAGGATTACTCACCATATCATTATAGTCCACAAAGTGCATTTTGTCACGCATGTTCTGTTCAAGTCCCAACTTGACCGCATTCAATGACTCATATACAATGCCATCAGGATTTAATAGATGAGTGCATCTATTATAATCATTAATCGGTTGATTTGTTTTTACCAAATATTCATCAACAAAATTAATTCTATCCTGTCCCTCTTGGAAAGGATTACGATGAATCATTGAAAGAACGGACGTAAGAATCTCATCCACTCGACGAACGGGAACAAGAATCTTTGCCTGCTGTTTAATATATTGTTCAATGTAGGGCACTCTTGCCGTCCATGCACGATTCTTATCAAAAACAATAGGTTCTTCTACATCACTATAAAAATGATGAGGGACACTACCAATGAGTTCTATTACTTGGTCTGGTTTTGGGTATCCAGTATACAGTTCATTAGTAGTAAAATTCTCCTCCAGTGCATACATTGCACCAAGTACAGGACTTGATGGACCAGAATAAAATCTTGGGTTTTGATTTAGAATAGACGAAAGCAACGTACTACCCGACCTGGGTAGTCCAGCCATAAAATAAAACGTTTTCATACCAAATAATTAAAAATCAGAGTGCGTTCAGTGCATTCTGTGCTTCGGTTTCTTTTGTTGCTGCGGCAGTATTCTTGGTTGCTGCAGTGTCAGTATCTCCACTTTCTTCGGCAGTTCTTGCCTCTTCACGGAGAGTTGCTGCTTCATCAAGAGGTGTCTTAACAGAATTAAATTGAGTTTCTGTCAGTTCGATGACAGCATTCTTAGATCCTACGGTGATTGTGGTGATTCCAGTTGTGTCAGGAACTTTAGAAAGACAGACATCAACACCATCAGAATCATGCATCCAGATATTTACATCCAAACCAGGATAATCTGCTTCTGGGTGATGCTGCTCTACTTGATTAGAAGTAGTCAACCAACTACCATTTTTCTTCCAATAATGTTTTAAATATTTTGTCATTTTCTTGAAAATAGTTTTCAAATATTTATACTACAGAAACTCCATATTGCTGAGACAACTGACGATTGATATCATCCATACTTGGTTGACCCTTCACAGTAGCCCAACATACAATACTATACCTTTTACCTCTTGTCACTGGTTCTACTCCGTGCATATAGTGATGACTGGATGGGAAACAAACCATCATACCAGGTTCGGGTCTTACACGGATGTGATGTTCTGGGAAAATAAAATCACCACCCTCAAAATCATCATTTAAATAGAACACCATTGAGATATCCCTATCTGTAGATTTCTTCCAAATTTTTTCTCCTTTTGGTGTGACCCAGATACTCTCTCCATCAATGTGAGGTTTATAGTGTCCACCAATACCATAGGATAAAACCTGTGGAACTTCACTACTATCAACTTCAATACCATAAAAAGGATTGATGATTTCTTTTACGGCATGACGGAGGAGATCTTCAATCTTGGGGAACAATGGTCCCATGGGAACAATCTGAGTATCTCTTGTCTTCTTATCAACCTGCCACGAAGTCTCTCCGGTTCTATTTGTAGTCTCCGCATCAAACACAGAAAGATCTTCACAAGGAGATCTCTTGATATGATCGACCATCTCCCGAATACCTTCGGGAGAAATTACATTAGGTCGAATTAAAATATGAGTCAGTGGATTATCAATCATATATTCAGTGTTTTGTTTATTATAGCATATTATTGTGGATTAGCATTTGCTGCTGCTGAGAATCCTCCACCCTCTAGTCTATTGTGTACTGTTGATCCTCTGAGCACTGCTGTATTTGTATCATTGGCATAATCAAGACGTTGTACTCTTGAATTTCCGGCAGGACTAGGACCAGGATCACCACCAGCAAAGTAACCAAAGTTAAGATTACCTGTTGCTTGTAATCGTTCTGCATCTGTTGCTAATGGTCCTCTCACTAATGCCGTAGCAGTATCATTAGAATAATCAACACGTTGTACATCAGACTCACTACTATAACCACCACCCCAGTAACCAAAGTTAGCATTACCGGTTGCCGCAAGACGGCCGAGTTCCTCATATAATGGTCCCTTTGCCACTGCCGTTGCCGTATCATTAGAATAATCAATACGATCTACTGTTGATTCATAAACCCATCCACCACCAAAGTAACCAAATGATTGATTACCTGTTGCTCCCAACCTATTTCTAGCAGCACTTAATGGACCTTTAGGTGATGCAGTTGCAGTATCATTACCATAATCAATACGATCTACTGTTGATGTTGCACCGGAGACAGATCCACCACCAAAATATCCAAAAGAATTATTACCAGTTGCTGCACCATAAATTCTAGCAAGACTCAATGGACCTTTTGTTGCTGCAACTGCAGTATCATTATTATAATCAACACGGTCTACTGATGTTAGAGAGTCACTAGCATATCCACCACCTACATAACCAAAATCCACACTACCAGTTGTACCACCAATATATTGTCTTTGTACGGACAGACTTCCCTTTTGTACTCCTGTTACAGTATCATTGTTGAAGTTAATTCGATCAATATATGTTAGTGGATATGCGGACGGAGAAACAGTAGTGCTGACATATCCACCAGCAAAGTATCCAAAAGATGTAATTGGATATACCTGAGTCAAAATATTTTCAACCACTGCTGGACCCAATATATTATCAAATCCATTTTCTCTCACACTTGTTGCTCCCATATAATTCCTACCAACAGATAAGTTACCTCTTGATGATGCCGTTGCGGTATCATTAGAATAATCAACACGGTCAACGATCGAACTGTTCGTGTGACCAGCAAAATAACCATGAGTGGAAGTGCCTGTTGCTCCAAGACTTTCTCTAGCAGAACTTAGTGGTCCCTTAGGTGATGCCGTTGCAGTATCACTAGAATAATCAATACGATCTATTGTTGAGTATGGACCAGGAGATCCACCACCAAAGTATCCAAAGGAAGAATTACCTGTTGCTCCATTCGTACCATATCTAGCTAGACTCAGTGGTCCCTTTACTACTGACTGTGCACTATCATTAGAATAGTCAATACGATTTACTGTTGATATTGCACCACTAATATAACCACCAGCAACATAACCAAAGTCTTGATTACCTGTAGCACCATGATAAACGGAAGGACTTGCTAAATTACCTCTTGCTGGTGCAGCTGCAGTGTCATTTGCATAATCAATACGGTCCACTCTTGTAGGACCAGGAGAACCACCAACCGTATATCCAAAGTCTTTATTACCCGTTGCTGCTACATATTGTCTAGCAAGACTCAATGGTCCTCTTGGTGATGCCGTTGCAGTATCATTCAAGTAATCAATACGTTGAACTAATGAGAGATTTGAAGGAGATGAAGCTGGATTTTCTCCACCCATGACATAACCATGAGTACCACTACTTACTGCACTATTTCGTTGCGTCCTAGTTGCCAATGGTCCTTTTGCTACTGCCGTGGCAGTATCATTAGAGTAGTCAATACGATCTACAACTGACTCCCAGTTAGGATTTGTCTCAGTTTGTCTACCACCGGTAAAGTAACCCATGTTAGGAGTTCCATAAGTCCCACTTAAAAGAGTTTGAAATTGAGCATGTCCATATTCTTTCGGACTTGCTGCTCTCATACCATTTCTACCATCCGATAATGGTCCTTTTGGAGAAACTGATGCAGTATCATTAGCAAAGTCAATGCGATCTATCGATGATATTGTTCCCGGTTGTCCACCAGCAATATATCCAAAACTCGATGATCCAGTACTTCCAGGATAATTCTTGGCATTAGAACGTAGTGAAGAAGTAACCACTGTTGTTGAAGTATCATTAGAATAATCGATACGTTCTAAGTAAGTTGTATTTTGATTTCCTCCACCAAAGTATCCAAAGTTAGCATTACCAAGAGCTGCGGCATGATTTTTAGTGTATGTAAGGTTAGCTACTGATGGTGCCGTTGCCGTGTCATTGGAGTAATCAATACGTTGAACAAGAGTTTTATTACTTCCAACGGCATATCCAAAATTATCATTTCCTGAGGCACTCATATAATTGCCACCTGCAGATAGAGCACCTTTTTCTACTGAAGTACTAGTATCATTAGAGAAATTTACTCGATCTATTTTTGCATTATTTGGTGCTGTACCATACCCACCACCATTGTAGGCAAAATTAAGATTACTTACACCAAAATGTGCTCTTCTGGAATAAACCAAAGGTCCTTTTGGAACAGGCATGGTAGATCCATTAGTGAATGACATTCTTTCAACATTAGATATGTTAGCATTACCAGTAAAACCACCCATAAAGTAAGCATGAGTATGATTACTTGCCGCACCATTCGACAGGTATGTTGCCGCAGTCGTAGATGATTTGTATTCGGCAGTAGCAGTATCATTAGAGTAATCAATGCGATCTACTGTTGTCATCCTACCAGGACCTGGAGTTCCATTTGCAAAGTATCCAAAATCAGGGAGTGGATTTGCAACATTTCCAAATGACACTGATACTTCTAATGGTGCAGGTCCTTTAAGTGGTATTGCATTTGCTCTAGAACTTGATGCTGCCAAGTATTGTCTACCAGCACTCAGTGGTCCTTTAGGTGCTGAAGTTGCAGTATCATTTGAATAATCTACACGCTCAACAAATGATTCTTGACCACCTGGTTCATAACCACCACCAAAGTAACCAAATGATTGATTACCTGTTCCTGCGTGTCCTTTTTGTCGTCTCGCCAATAGTCCTTTAGGTGATGCCGTGACAGTATCATTTGAATAATCTACACGGTCTATCGTTGATAATGTAGATGGACTAGCAGAAGGATTACTACCTCCAGCAAAATATCCAAAGGAAGCATTACCTGTTGCTGCAACATATTGTCTATTGGAAGCACTTAATGGACCCTTAGTTGCTGAAGTTGCACTATCATTTGAATAATCTACACGTTCTACGGTCGAATTACTACCACCAGCAAAGTAACCAAAGTCAGAATTACCTGTTGCTGCCGCTCTGTACTTAGCAGTGTTTAAATTTCCTTTTGCTACTGCCGTTGCGGTGTCATTTGCATAATCAATACGGTCCACTCTTGTAGGACCAGGAGATCCACCACCAAAGTATCCAAAGAAAGAATTACCTGTTGCTGAAAGATAATCTCCTGCTGCACTCAGTGGTCCCTTTGGTGATGCCGTTGCAGTATCATTAGCATAATCAACACGGTCAACTAATGATGAATTACTAGTAATATTACCACCACCAAAGTAACCGAATGAAGCATTACCTGTTGCTGCTAAACCTTTTCTACCACTATCTAATGGTCCTTTTGATGCTGCTGCTACAGTATCATTAGAATAATCAATACGGTCTACAGTACTTTTAGCGAAGCTACCATCTGGAGAAGGAGATCCAAAAGATTGTCCACCACCAAAATATCCAAAGTCAGTTCCTTGTGAGAATACATTATCTCTAGCGTCGTCTGCTGAAAAAAGTGCAGTTAAAGTACCAGTATTGGGAAGTCCTTGTGCTTTACGACTTAGTGCTGCAGCATCATATCTTGAAGTACTACCACCATAACCATATGAAAGTGCTCCTCCTGCTACTGCTGCATTTACAGTGTCATTAGAATAATCAATTTTAGACAATATTCCTTGACTATAACCTGCATGATATCCAAAGTTTTGATTACTTGTTGCAGTATGATACTGATAGTAAATATTATTACCATTTATTGGACCTTTAGTTGATGCCGTTGCAGTATCATTAGAGTATTGAATCCGAGTTACCGTGGTTGAAAAACTGTTGGAAGGAGTGCTACCACCAGCAAAATAACCAAAAGAACTATTGGATGATGCATTATGACCATGTAGAGAAACACTAAGTGGTCCTTTTGGTGATGCCGTGGCAGTATCATTACCATAATCAATACGGATTACTGTTGATCTTGCATTAGAAGTGGTGCCACCACCAGTAATGTAACCAAAACTTTGATTACCTGTTGCTGTTAAATTATTTTCTGATTCACTTAATGGACCTTTTACTACTGGTGTTGCGGTGTCATTACCGTAATCAATACGGCTCACTGTTGATCTATCAGGATAACCTCCACCAGCAACATAACCAAAATTATTATTTCCTACAGATGAATGCGTGTATATATTATAACTTAGTGGTCCTCTAACTGACATTTGTGACGTATCACTAGAGAAATCAAGACGTTGTACGAATGATTTTGAACCAGGACTGGAATAACCACCAGTAATATAACCGAAAACGGAACTACTAGTTGCTGCATGTTGCTGAACATTAGTACTAAATGATCCCTTTGATAATGTATTTGCACTATCATTAGAAAAATCAAGACGATCTATCGTGGTTATACCAGCTGTATCAGTGCTAGGATTTCGACCACCAGTCCAATATCCAAAAGGAGCAGGAGTAGATTTATAAAAAGGACTCGGAACATTCCAAACATCACCTCTCGTGGACCATTGTCCCGAGAGTTGTTCTTCATATACTTGCTTTAATCTAAATATTCCCCTAGACATTTTGTATTAACAGCTTCTGGTATATCATTGAGTTATTTAGTTGGTCACCAAAACCATCCCCATATGAATGCCACAAATCTGCACTGAATAATACAATACGATTATACTTTACATATACATTAGAATATTCTTTCCACTCCTCTTTATTATTGGGATCAAATGTTCCCATAATATCTTCTTGTGTCTGTATACCATGCAATTGACGAGCATATTCATCAGGAAATGAATCGAATCCAGTCTTTAGATGACTATAAAAACTCATACCTCTCTTTGATACACAATCACCAGGCATTGTTAAGTAGATGACTGCAATCCAATCACAGGCAACATTGGCAGTGATTGGATTTGGAGTGTTCTCGAAAGAAACTTCATTGAATAAGTTCTCTGCTTTTATCTGACGACCCAGAAGGTGTGAAATCTTCTGGGGTGCCTCGTCGGTAAAAATTGGTTCACCTTCGATGATACCTTTAAGATATGGGTGTGCTATATCATAAAAGTCATCGGCAACAATAATCTTTTGATTCATCAATCAACCCTGCAGTTTCTTCTGCTCCTCTTCTGGAGAACCTGCAATCATACCAAGATTTTCTCCGGTGACTTCCTGAATACCAGTGAGAACTTTCTTCTGAAGATCATTAAGGAAGTCCATCTTGCCTTGAGGACTTTCAATAAGTTTATTCAGAGGCAGATAACCTTCGGGAAGTGTGTTTCTCTGGTCAACAATCGAAGGTGCAGAAGCACGACGCATACTGTGCAGGTTACCGATGGAAATACCAGTCTGTGCAGCAACCATTTCGTCCATTGCCTGGTCAGCAAAACGACGTTCCCAATAAGCACCATCAGACTCAAGGAACTGCTCTCTGGTTACTGGTTTGCCACCATTCTGTTCCATCAGTTTATCAAGAATTTTATCCAAGTGCTCCATCTGATGCAGACGGTCACGAATTTCAAGTTCACAAGACTTCAGGTAATGAGTCAGTGAAAGTTCATCAAGGTCGAACCAACACAATTTTTTGGAACCACCACCTGGTCCACCTTCTTCCCAGAAGATTGGTTGGCTACGATCTTTATCTGCCCACTTAAATTCAAACTCACGAACCTTTTGCTTCATCTCAATGAGTTTATACATGTAACCCTCTGCCATCTGACGACGAGACTTCAGAGTGTTCTCAAAGGCAACTGGAAGTGTATGAGTTTCAAGCAGTGCAAACTTCTCCAACTGAAAGTTAGTTCTACCTTGTGCAAGTTCCTTATCACTCTCTTCCCATCTCAGAACATTGGCAAATGCCTGCTGAAGATATTCATCATCCATCACTGCCTGCTCAGAAGTGACTGGAGTATAAGACAGTGCAGTGTTTTCTTTAGTCATGGGTTCTCCCTTTACAATTTTAGTAATCAGTTTTTTCCACTGTTGTGCAATTTTTTTCCAGTCACACTTCTGTGAGATGTGATTGGAAAGAGATTTTGAGATTTGATTATAATATGTTCTGTCCCCTTCAAAATAATCTAGAGCAGTACAACAAACCTCAGCAAATGTATTTAGAAAGTTTTCGGTGACCTCATATTTTGTTGATGTTCGGGTTCCTTCCAGAGGAACAACCGAAGCAAAGTTATCACCGGCAACTTCAGACAGTGCTCCAATATTAGTAATAATTGGATAGGCACCAGACTTCATTGCCTCTGCCATTGATACACAGAATGTTTCTTCCCAAATGTTTGGATGAATAAAGAAGGCAGCATCCTGATAGGCAGAAATAAGTTCTTCCTGATCAACTGCGGCAGAGTATTCTACATTAGGAAGTTTCTTTAGATCCTCGTACAATTCAAGATAAGGATCATTCAAAGGACCATACAGTGACATCGATGAAAAGATTTTAAACTTTGCATCAGGATGTTTCTGCTGAATTTTCTGAATAATGGCAGGCATCAGTTCTAAACCTTTGTAAGGAATAGAAGTATGGATAAAAGTCTTTGTTTTGTTTTCAGAATAGGTGAAGATATCATTCACACCATTTGAAATTACAGTAATTTTATTCTTAGGAACGTTATGAAACTTAATTAGTTGTTCCTTTGCCCAATGAGATGGTGTCACAATATGAGTTACCGTCTCGTGATTGAAATTTAAAAATGCAGGTTGATCATAAGCATGATGTGCCCACAGAACTTTGTATGGTTTATTAGATTTTTTCAGTTCTTCCGGGAGATGAGAAACTTCTACCTCTTCCGGAAATTCATAATACTGTGAAAGATAATGAAATGAACTTTCAGTTGCTCCAGACTTCATAATTACTCAGCAAAAACGTGTGAACCAACGTGTTGTAGTTTGATTGTAGTATCTAGCCAGTGAGTATACCCCGTCATTCTAGCACGATAAAAGAAACTTTTATCTTCTGATGCAAAACTATCATCAATCTTTTCTTCCGCAAAGTAATGATATGAGTTATTAATCTCTGCTTCTGTTGGAGGATAGTTACTATCTTTTGTTGATGGTATATATTTGAGATATGGAAACTTTTGTGCAATATCAGTAAAGACACTACGATGGATCATCACAAATCCCATTCCATTCCCACCAACCTTGAGTAAATCACCCCTGCGTTCTTCTGGTTCTAAGACATCAACACAATACCGAATGGGTATTGTCTTCATAGGATATGTACCAGAAACAATAGGTTCATTGTGACTCAATAATTTTAGCACATCTTCCGGATCAAATCCAATATCACTATCAAGGAAGAACAGATATTCGTGATCTGTATTGTTGATAAAAAAGTTTGCACACTTAGACCTTCCATGAGTAATCAAGGAGGAGTTTGCCTGAGTGAGAAGACCATGCGGAATACCATTTCTCACCAGGAGTTTGCCCAGATTGAACAAACTCATTGTTGTTTTCTCATTCACAATTCCCCCGTGACAGGGGAGTGCAATCATTATACCCATATCAAATAACAGTTTTGTTTATTATATCATATTATGTAGATGGAAGTGAGTTGTATGTTGTACTTGCTCCCGAACTGTTTTTATTTTGGTACACTAATGGACCTTTTGGTGATGCCGTAGCAGTATCATTAGAGTAGTCAATACGATCTACTCTTGAAGTAGCAGGAACACTACCACAAAAATATCCATAAGATTGACTTCCAGTAGATGCTTGTCCATAGACAGCAACACTTAGATTTCCTTTTGGTGATGCCGTTGCAGTATCATTAGAATAATCAATACGGTCTACTTTTGTTGAGTTATAAGGTCTACCTCCAGCAACCCATCCATAAGAAGAATTACCAATAGAGTCGGATGCATTACCATGAACTGCACTTAAATTACCTTTTGCTACAGCATTTGTAGTATCACTGGCATAATCAGTACGATCTACTTTTGTGCTTGTGCCAGAATAAGATGGCATACTCGTAGATCCACCTATCCAATATCCATAACTATTTGTACCAGTAGCAGATCCCGATCCAAATCTATTAGTAGTATAAGATCTCCTTGAAGCATTTGCAGTATCATTAGAATAATCTATTCTGTCGATCTGACTAAACGATTCATAATATCCACTTGGAGCCGGAACACTGTAGAGTTTATATCCACCATTAGTCCATCCATAATCATGATTACCCGTAGCAGATGCATTATATCCACCAACACTACTAGTTGGTCCACCAGCTCCAATAAGAACTGTATTGTATGCACCTCTGAAAACCAATGCATCCGTTTCATTAGAATAATCAAAACGTTGAACTGATGCAGGTGAAGAATTACCAAGGTTCGCAGCATATGCATAATTTCTATTACCAACGGCAAAGTTATAATAGAGACTTGATCCTGCGGGTGCACCTCTCACCACTGCGGTAGCAGTATCATTTGTAAAATCAATACGTTGTGTAGGTTGATTAGTTGATGGACTGACTGAAGGATCACCACTACCACCAAAGATATAACCTCTAAAGTGTTGCAGACCAGTTTGTACCGGAGCATTAGAAACGACTGATGGACCGATTGGAACGAATCCGTTTGTTCTAGCACTTGTTCCTGCTAAGTCATATACGACAGCAGCTAATGGACCTTTAGGTGATGCAGTTGCAGTATCATTAGAATAATCAACACGATCTATTGATGATTTAGTGGGACCGGGACGACCACCAGCAAAGTAACCGAATGAGGCATCTCCTGTTGCAGCATGACCCCATCTTCCAGTATTCAATGGTCCTTTAGGTGATGCCGTTGCAGTGTCATTAGAATAATCAACACGATCTACAGTTGATATGCCAGAATAACCACCATTGCCTCCACCGCCGCCAAAGTAACCAAAGTCGGCATTACCGGTTGCTGAAAATTGTTGATTAGTGGCAGTTAATGATCCTCTTATTAGACCTGTTGTGGTATCACTAGCATAGTCAAGACGATCTATTGATGATTTAGTGGGAGCTCTGCCACCAGCATAGTAACCAAATGATTGATTACCTGTTGCTGCATGTTTGTATCTTCCAGCAGCCAATGGTCCTTTTGTCAGTGTCGTTGGAGAGTCATTGGAAAAATCAACACGATCCACCGATGATAGTACACTAGGAGAAGAAGCAGGACCTTCACCAGCAGCAAGATAACCAAAATCTTTAGTATCTGTTCCGGCAAGTCTGTTTATGATTTGACTCAATGGTCCTCTTACTAATGCTGTTGCAGTATCATTAAGGTAATCAATACGATCTATTGTTGAGTACCTTGTACTTGGAGCAGTCAGTCCACCAGCAAAATAACCATGAGAACTACTACTCATTGCTGCCAATTGATTTCTACCTTGAGTCAATGGTCCTTTTATTGTTGCCGTAGCAGTATCATTAGAATAATCAATACGTTCTACAGTTGATATGCCAGAATAATCTCCACCACCAAAGTAACCGGTATTAGGAGTCGCATAAGTTCCTTGTGCATAATTTACTGTGTTTATGGTAGGTATTCCATTTGCTCTGGAACTTGATGCT